TGCCTCCCTTGGCCGTGCGTTGCTTGTCGAGCCGGTCGATCAACCAGGTTTGCATGCCGCCGTCGCCGGCGGATAGCGGGCGCACCGACTTCCACACGAACCCGTCGATCACCCAGCGATCGGCGACATCCGCCGCCTGCTCGCTGCTGAGTTGGAGCTCGGCCACGATCGGGATCCGCTCGTTCCCATCCATAAACCGCCGCCGGCCGCTGCCGACCTCGCCCGCCTGGTCGAGCTTGTCGCGATCGACGATCGCGGTAACCGACTCGGCGTCGTGCTCCACACCCAAGGGCCAGCGGACAACGGGCTCGCCAAACGCAGCCAGCAATTGCGGGCGCGCGTCGTCGGCGAACATGCTGTCGAATTCAGAAGGCATGGGGATTGGGGACTGGGGGTTAGGGATTGGGGACTAGGGAAGGCAGAGAATCAGAGGCATTTACCAGCCCCCAGTCCCTCCTCATCGACGCTGAACGCTTCGCCCTTCGCCAGGTCGTTGCGGATGGCGTCGACCAGGAAATTGAGCGACACGCCCGAATCGAGGATCACCACGCCCAGGCGCTCGCCTGGCTCGCATTGGCGATCGCCCACGCGGGCCGGCCGCCGCAGCACGACGGCCTCGCCGGCGAACAGGTGCGGAGCGCTGGAAACCGGGCCGGGTTCAATCGCGTCGAGCCGCTCGAACTGCTCTTTCCATTCGGCCTCGATGCGTTCCCACTCGGCCTGCATGGCCTGGCTGGTTTCATCCGCGCGAACGAGAAGACCGCGGGTGGCCTCCAGCTCTTCCTTGAGCTGTTGCACTTCCGTGTGCGAGGCCTCCGCGGATCCTCCCTCCTGGAGCTGCTTCTTCAGGTCATCGTTCTCCTGCCGGAGCGCGGTGACCTGGGTTTGGAGTTCTCTATTGCTTGCCATGATTCTGGTGGGGGTTGATGGTTGGATCCGGAGCCAGGGGCGGAGCGACCTTGCGGCCGCCCCGCCCCAATGGCGGGAGTTGTCCGATTCAAAGCACCACGGCTTAGGTGGTGATGTTGCTGAGCAGGTGGCCCATTTCGGGGTACAGGATCACTTCGTCCACGTCGTGCCGCACGCGGTAGATGTCACTGCGGCTTTGCTCCTCGTAGTACTGCTCGACGTGGCCCATGATCTCCGAGCCGTCTTCGCCCCAGTGGAAGATGCGGCCGATGCACGGCTCCTTCATGTCCTGGGTTTCGGCCACGCGGCAGACCATGGCGTACTCGCCCGACCAGATCGGCGAGACCGTCGCCGTCTGCCCTTCCTTGGCGCCGTTCTTGGAGCTGCCGGCCACGATGATGTGATCGAGGTCGAAAATCGTGGCGAGCATTTGCTCGGTGATTTTCGAGGCCCGCACATCGACGAAGCCCTGGCTCTTGAACTGCGACAGGATCGACGCGCAGAGCCGCAGGTTGCGAAACACCTTGCGGTTGATCACCAGCGCGTTGGGCCAGATGCCGCTGTTGTCGTACACCTTTTGCACCGCCGCCTCGACGTCGGTGAGCGGCACGGCGTTGGCGTAATCGTCCCACTCATCGCTGACAGCGGTGGCCAGGTCGCTACCGGTCCAGGTGGTGGCATTGAACACCAGGTCCGAGCCGCGCTGCTCCTGGTTGCGGAGCACGACTTCGCCGGCCCGCTTGGTGGCCATCGACTCGGCGTCGAAGTGTTCGGCGTACATCGCCGCTTCGCGCTGATCGACGGGCTCCTCAATGCCGTGTTCTTCCGTGGCATATGTAGCCTTGCCGAACGTCCAGTTGGTCCGGTTGTAGCCGGCGCCGGGATTCCGCTTGGTCTCGCGATTTTGCAACAACGATTCGATCGTGATCTTGCCGTACGAGCCGCTTTGCTTGGCCACTTCGACCACGGGTAAGACCCGGCTGGCAATGAAGCCGCGGCGTTGCATTTCGAGATCAAACTCTTCGAACGTCGCCAGGTCGGGCCGTTGCGTGGCCAGGGCGGCAGATGGGGAAGGCATGGTTGCGACTCCGTTCGCAAAGGATGAATTGTTAGTGGCTGGCAGTTGGTGGCTGGTGCAAGCGTTTGGAATGGGAGGCCTTACCAGCCCCTAGCCCCCAATCCCGAACAACTGTTTTCTACCCTTCGGCGGTCCAGGTGCCGGTGAAGCCAAACACGCTCCACTGGGCGGCCTTGGTACACATCAAGTGGACCGTCTCGCCGTCGGCATTGGCCGTGAGATACTTGCCGGCGGCGCCTTGCACGCCGGTGGACGGCAACGCGATCGTCTCCGTGCCATCCGGATCGATCCGCAGCTCCTGGGCGGCGCCGACGCGGAAGAAGTACTCGAGGCCGACGGCCGCGGCGGGCAGCGCCAAGGTGACCGTGGCGCCAGCGCCCACGGTGGTATGCACCGAGCCGCTTTCCGCGGCGGTGAGCGTGTCGCCCGCGGTGTGGGCCTCCACCGGCCGGAGCGTCTTGCCAAACGTGATCACGGGGGACGTGATCGTCTTGTTGGTGAGGGTCTCCGTGCCGGCCAGCGTGGCCAGCGTGCCCGTCGCCGCGGGCAAGGTGATCGTGCCGTTACCCGAGAGATTGGGCGGCACGATCTTGAGCAGGAAATCGCCGGTGGCGCTGTTGGTGTCGATCGAGACCTTGGCGCCGGTGCCATCCTGATCGACGACGAAGGCGGCCTCATCGGTGCCCGCGTCGTTGTTCTGCGGATCCTGGCCGAGACGCATGATCTCGATCACATCGCCGTCCGCCGTGGCGGCCTCCAGCGCGATGCCCACCATCACCGTGCCGGTGCTGGCGACCTTGCCCGAGGCGCCCGCGTAGCAGATCGCAAAGGCGGTGATCGCCTCCGACGCCACGCCCTTGAACGTGCCTTCCGCGGTCCGGATCCGGACCGCGATGGGATCGAGGTCCGCAAAAACTTCATACTCCGTGACGCCCAGTTCGCGGTCGCTGGTGCCCGCCAGGGCCATCTTGCCCGAGGAGGCTTTGACGCGCAGGTACTGGCCGAGCGCCCCGCCGGCCGTGAACGATTTGACGGGCGCGTGAACGAATTGGCTCATGATCTTTTCCTTCCGTGGATTGTTGGTCGATGTTCTGAGGGCGAGCGGTCCCTATGTCGTGCGACATACCGGGCGGCGTCCGTGCCGCGCGGAGGCGATTGGTTTAGCGCTGGGGCTGTTTGCGGTTGGCGTTGACCGCCGCGACGTAGGCCTGGTGGAGCTCGGGGTTGGCCTTCACGCACGCGCGGATGGCTTTTTCCTTGCCCATGCCGGCCTTCATGTTGGCCGCCACGGCTTCGTTCCACTGGGCGATCGCGTCGCCGGAATCGGCCGAGGCGGCAGCCGCAACGTTCTTTTCGACGAGGGCCTTCACGCCCGGCTTGGCGGGAGCCGCTTCGCTCTGGGGCTTGCCCCCATCGGCCTTGAGCTTGGCCAGCTCTTCGCCCTGGGTCTTCAGGCGATCGGCCATGGTTTGCATCCAAGCCTGGCTGGCCTGGGGCACGGTGGCGTTCTTCTCGAGCTGCGCGACGACAAAGTCGTTGTCGGCGCCGGGGCAGGCCGTGCGGATCTCTTGGATGCTGGCGGCCATCGGCTGCAGGCTGGTACCCACGGAAAGAAGTTCACCCTGCGTTTCGTTCTTGGCGGTGGTCATTCGTTTTACCTTCGCGAGTTGAGTGACGGTTTGGTCGAGGGTCTGCACGCCGTCGATCAGGCCGAGGTCTTTGGCGTCCGCCGCCATGTGGCAGCGGCCGTCTGCCAGTTCCTTGACCCTCTTGGAATTCAGGCCGCGGCCCCGAGCCACGCCCGTCAGAAAGAAATCGTTGATCTGGTTCACCAGCCGCTGGAACTCACCCAGCTGGGCGTCGGTGATCTGGGTGCCAGGCATGCCGGCGCCCTTGTAATCGCCGGCCCGGATGACGTGCGTCTTCACGCCGGCGTCTTCGTACAGCTTGGAAAAATCGTTGAGCACCATGTAGGTGCCGATGCTGCCGATCATGGCCGGATCGTTGGCGAAGATCTTCTCGGCCTGGCTGGCGATCCAGTAAGCGGCCGAGCAGCAGAGGTCTTCGCAATAAGCCCACACCGGCTTTTCCTGACGGGCGGAATGGACGTCGTCTGCCAGTTCCTTGGTGCCCGCGCTGGTGCCGCCCGGGCTTTCGACGAGCAGCAGGATCTGCTTGACGTCGGGATCCTTCATGGCGTTGCGAATTTTCCGCCGCGCATTCACCGTGCCGCTCCCGTTGGAGAAGCTCGATTCATGCTTCATCAGCGTGCCGCGGATCGGCACGATCGCGATCCCGCCGCTGAGCTCGTACTCGGCCCCGGCCGCCCCACGCTGCTGGGCGTCGAGCACGTCCTGGCTGTTCATGTGGACGTGGAAGTCCATTGTGCGCGCGCGATGCAGCAGCACGTTGGCAGCCTGCTCGGTGATCGCCCACGGCCCGGAGTATTGGTCCAAGTGGGGAACCTGATCCCAGTTGATCGGCTGACGCTGCGTTGGATCGGTTACTTTCACGCGGATGTCTCCGATTTGGCGGCTTGGGCCAGGGCGGGGGCCAATTGCATTTGCACGCCGTCGGGCGTGGGCAAGCTGAGCAGCTCGCGCCAATGCACGGGATCTTGCGTCGGAAACTCGCCATTGAGTTTGTCGGCCGCTTGCTTCGCCCGGCGGATTGCGTACAGGTTGTCGTCCACGATTTCATCGGCGATCTCTTCCCAGTCCTGGCCGTCTTCGGCGTGCAGCCGGCGGGGGCTGGTGAGGCCATTGCGGACTCGCAACAGCCGGGCCATGCCATCCTTGAGCGGCTCGATGTAGGGCCAACTGGGGGCGGTCCAGACGTGCCGATAGATGGCCTTGCCGAGCTTCTGGGCGGCGGCACGCAGGGCAGCATCTTCGGCCATCCACTGCCGGACCTTCCAGCAGTAAATGGGCGTGTGCCAGCGGGCGATCAGCGATTTTTGATTGCGGCGAAAACCGATGCGGGCCTGGTCAACGGCACCGCGGAAGCCGCTGAAATTCGTTTCGCTGGCGTCCATCAGCATCAGGACCAGCGGCAGGCCGAGGTTGATTCCGACCAACGTGAGGATCAGCCGCACGTGCGGGAAGAACTCGGGGTTCGGTATGTTGGGGGAGAAGCCGTGCAGCTTCTCGCCATTCACGCCGGTGAGTTCCAGGCCGGGGGCCATGCCCTCGATCACTCGCGAGCTGCCGTCAGACAGTGTTTCGGTCGACTGTTCGCCGTGTGAGGCGCCGGGGCCCGTGTAGTCATCCGTGCGCTCGCGGAAGAAGGTGATACACGAGACTACTTGGGCCCGCACCAAATTCGCGAAGTTGATATCCTCGAACATGCCGAGGCAGTCGAAGATCGGCGCCAGGGCCGTCACTCCGCGGGTCTGCGTGCAGCGGCGTGGATTGTAAACGTGGGCGATCTGCCGAAAGCCCTCTTCGTCCCGCGTCGGGTAGGGTTCGATCTCGTTGACGCGCGTGACGGTTCGCTGCGGGTCGATATCGTCTTTCGTGATCCAGTATTCGTCTCGCCGGCGGCGATCG